AGTATCTTTGGGATGCCCAGATAACCGAAGCTAATAATTTAGAGGGTGAAACACCCCTACTAAATAGTATTGCTACCGCCAAAGGCATTGCGGTATCTGAAGTAGCAAGTTCTGTTTTGGCAGGAAATAAAACTTTTAATGATAAAGTAAAAGCATTGTATGACTCAATGTTGGCACTTAAGCAAGAATTTAAAAGTTGTGCTACAATAAAAGAACTCAATGTTTTATGGCAAAAATATATGGGAGTGCCCATGCCATATAGTCAAATGGTTGAAGAGGGTCTCGCTGAAGAAGGAGGGGTTACTCCTGTAGTCCCAGCTGGTTTACAATTCTAAATTATTTTTTTTATGTACAATATATCATCTGATGCGATTGAAGCTTTCGTAGAGAGCAACATGGATTATGGAATGACACATGAACAAATTAAAAATTTTGTTGTCAATTCCCACGTAACGGACAAAAGAAAACTCCGTCAAGTATTAGTAGAAGTAGAAAGAAGAAATCACGATAGAAAAAAAGTTGTCTTAGACAAAAAAAGAAAAGAAGTAGAAATTGCACGTCTTCAAGACAGATTAAATGTCACTGATGATCCTTACGAACGTCAACTCATGGAGTTTGACATAGAAGAATATAAATTAGACTTAAATAAATTTCAAGTATCTTTGCATCAATATGATAATGAGATGCAAGCATTTATGGACTGGATTAACAAGAACTGGTCAAGCATGGAAGAAGTTGAGAAAGCATCAGAATATACTGAAGAAGATGAAAGAAAATATTGGATTGCTAGAATGGGCAAGCAAGCAGCAATGGATGTATATACAACAGGTAAGATTGGAACTGGTAATTTAGATTCTATTGCCATGATGAGAGAGGACGATCAGTTTGCAACTCTCAACGTTGCAATGCAGTACTCTGGTCTGTTAAGTGCGGGTATTGGTAAGATACAGAATGAGTTGAAACCTCACCTAGATAAAATGATGATGGATGGGTCTTCTCCTCGTATCCCTACTATGGAAGGGATTGAGGACAGTCTCAACCTTAGATTGTATGAACAAATAACTGGTGGTAATGAACAAAAGAGTATTCAGTCTTCCAATCAATCCGAAACTTAGTGAAGAGTTTGTAGTCAATACATTCTTACCATTCCTAAAAGAATATCGAGAATATATACTAGATTTATATTTTACATGTCGTATCCCTCCGTTTGACCAAGACGCTATGGGGGATACCTTTTTGTCTCCAGAAGCATTAACAGAGTCAGCAATTTATATTTCACAACAATCTGATATACCATTATCAGCAACCTTTAATAATATATGGATAAGACCTGATCAAAAAAATTTAGATCTATGGATTAAAGAATTTGCTCCTATCTACAATGCAGGAGTAAGAGTGGTGACTTTACCACATACATCGTGGGTGTCTACAGGACAAATAAGATCAGTATTTCCAGAGTTGTTTATTAAGAATACTATTCTTAGAGAGGTAACAAGACCAAATGAAATAGTATCACTAGCAGAAGCAGGATTCAATTATATAAATTTAGACCGCGATCTTATGAGAGATCGTGATCAGTTGTTACGTATCAGAAAAGCAAAAGACTATTGTGCATATCTAGGAAAACCTGTTATGCTCTCAATGCTTGTCAATGAAACGTGTTGGGGTGGTTGCCCTATTATGCCAGAGCATTATCAATACAATGCTACAAGAACAAAAGACGATCCTATATTTTTTGCTAGTCCTATCAGTAGAGTATCTTGTTCTACATGGGATGTAGAGCATCCTGAGTTTGATCTCAAGCAAGCAAACCTACCTCCATGGAGAGATGATTGGGTAGAGATGCAAGAACTTGGTATTGATACATTCAAACTGCATGGCAGAGAGAGTATGATGAGACTGCAAGAAAGCATGGATCTCATACGTAGATGGGCAAATAAAGATGAATACATGTTTCCTGAGTATAAAAAATATACTGAAGCATTGAAAATAAAAGATTCTCCTATTAATCAATGGAGATTAAAAATAAAAACATGTAAGTTCGATTGTTGGGATTGTAATTATTGTGAAGCAGTGGTGCAATCACATATGAAAAAACAAGACTTAATTGTACACCCACAGGTAGAAACATGTATTGAAGCATTTACAAACTCAGGTAAGTATCTTTCTAACCACAGGACATATGATCCTAATGATCCTAGTGCATATTATAATGTAGAAGGACTTACATCACCTAGAGTTAGACACTTTCTTAATAACCTTTGTTCTCAGGAGGGTGCAGTATATCTTGAGGTAGGTGTTTATGCAGGAGCAACATTCTGTGCTGCAGTGCAGAATAACGATATGGTTGCTGCATATGCAAATGATAACTGGTCACAATCTAACTTACAACCAGCTAGAGAGGATATTAATTTATCATTGCAGAATGTGACTGTGGATACCTTTGTTAAAAATTTGCAGGAGAACATAACCACAGACTCATTAGATTTTGATATACAAGTTTTGAAAGGTGACAGTTCTGGTCTTGGTAAAAAAGATTTTAAACACGATGTCAATATCATATTCTATGATGGGGATAACTCAGAACAAAAGATGAGAGAGTTCTTTCTTAACATGATGGACTTTACAGAGGATGTATTTACTCTTGTTATTGATGATGCAAACATAGAAGAAAATGTTGCTATCACTAAAAGATTCATAGATGCCACGAAATTAAAGATCCTATATGAAAGAGAACTATTGAACGATCAAGAAGATTCAGAGATGTGGTGGAATGGTTTATACGTAGTTGTTCTTTCAAAATCAGGTTTATGATTACCAATAAACAGAAAAAATTTTTTGGGTAATTTTTCCCTATAAGGTTTTTCGTCTAAATACTCGTAGGACTTATTACAGATTATAATGGGAACTCTCAATGTAGGAAGAGTCAATGCAAGTACTTTAGACGCAGCAGCTGCTCTGAACTTTCCTAGTTATTCTACAGGAGGTCGACCTACCTCTGGAATAGACACTGGTGCAACGATTTATAATAGCACTGATGAAACACTAGAGACATGGAATGGATCTGAGTGGGTGAAGATTGGTGGTGGTTCTGACCCAGATGGTTCATCATCAGACAAAGCAGCTAGTAGTGCAGCTTCTATATTACAAGTTAACCCTAATGCTACAGATGGAGTATACTGGATATTACTTCCTAGTGTAGGAGCAAAACAAGTATATTGTATGATGGATCCAAACCACTTAGGTGGTGGTGGATGGATGTTAGCATGGAAATGCACCAGAGGAAGCACCTTCCATTATGACACTAGTTACTGGACATCTACAAACACATATAACGAAACCTCTCAATTGAATAGAAACGATGGTGATCACAAGAACCATGTGTTTAATTATTATGTTGCAGGAACACTCGGTGCAGTATTTCCAGACATAAACAACGGTGGTCAATCATCAGTTGGTTATAATGGTTGGACTTGGAAACAAGGTGGTATTGGACAAACATGCTTACAAAGATTCCAAAGCACATCTAGACTATCAAGTAATCCACGTGGAGAAAGTATGTGGCAGGGATCTGGATTTTCTGCTCAAGGTGGATTCCAATGGTATGGATTTAACTATACTGGATCAAGTAACAATGCTATGCGTTGGGGATTTGGTTGGAACAACGAGGGTAATGAAAGTTCAAATGATGTCTGTACAGGTATAGGTCATCGTAGAACAGATGCTTCTGCAGGAGACTTTATATACTGCTGTCAGAGTACAACTGGTATTAATAGAACTTGTCGTGCGGAGATTTGGGTACAATGAAACTATCAGCTGAAGAATATCTACTCATCTTACAGATGCGTAATGACAGTTCACTAACTCTGACAACAGCAGAGGAGGACTATATTAAAGGTCTTAGATTATCAGGACACACCTCTGAAACCATACTAAAACCAAAAAGAGAGAAGTGGCATACTTATCTTAACTATATTTTAAAGATAAAGAAAGATGCACAGTCAGGTGGTAATGACGCACAGTTGCTAAGTGATGCAACTGCATGCTATAATATTGCTAAGAATTTAAAATTAGGTGTGATTGATATTGACACTTACATAAGTCAGATAGATGCATTGGATCTTTCTGAGACTGGCACTAGTAATCTTTACTACATGACATCTCAAATTGCTACAGAGTATCAAAAGTATAGTGCTAGTGAAGATACAACCTTAACTTTAAATGGAGAAAAGTTACCTGACCTAGAATAAATGTTTAAGAATGTAGAACTCCGAGATGATTTTATCGGAGTGTTTGATACATCTATACACTGTAATCAATTTATAGATCACCTTAAAGCAACAGAAGAGAATAATACAATCATACGTAGAAGAAGTATAGATCGTGTCAAGGTCAATGATGACATGGTTACTATTGATTCGTCAATGATTAATTTTAATAGACCTGTACCATTGCTACAAGATTATAATAATATAACTAAGCAATGTATGGATTTGTATATTGAAAAATTTAACGTGGTGTCTGGATATGATTTACAACAAGCATATATGAATATTCAGAGAACACAACCTAGTCAAGGATATCATGCATGGCATTGTGAAGATGATCATTATGGTGCACATAGAAAATTGTTTGCTACCATGTTATATCTGAATGATGTAGAAGAAGGAGGAGAGACAGAATTTTTATATCAGAAGGTTCGGTTTAAACCACAAAAAGGTAGGTTCTTAATATGGCCAGCACATTGGACACATATACATAGAGGGAACCCACCACTATCAGGTGAGAAATACATAGCAACTAGTTGGATTGAAAATCAAGAGATCTAGTGCTATAATAAATAATACACTTATCATTCTAAAACATGGACGCTACACAAATGGTCAAGGAATTTACTGACCAGTTGAAAGAACAAAAAGCAACAATAGTCGAACTGGAGAAACAACTTGGCACTCGCAAAGAACAAGTGTTAAGGTTAGAGGGTGCAATTGAAGCACTTAACATGACACTCAAGGAACCAGAAACAGATGCCACTGAAGAAGTCAAGTGAATTAAGACAGCAAGAACACGTTAACTCTAGGCAGTTTCATATTAAGTTTAATGGAACTGCTGAAACTTGCCCATATAAAGTAGGAGATTTATATGATGGTAGAACTATTGTATCAATAGGATTTAGTACAAATTTGTATGGACATTCATATCATTTAATCGTAGAACGAGATAGAACACATCTAAGAACTAAGTTTGTGTTTGATGAGAAGCATGATATAAAGTTCTGCAAACCTGT